TTCTTTTAATCCAGCTATTACTTCTCTCCAACCGTTTGAATCTTTGGTTGTAGTGTCTATTGGCGACATCGTGAAACTAATTTCACTCGAATCTGTATCCGTTATTAAGGTTTCTGTTCCACCTGAAACGGTGTAAACCTTCATGTCTTTCCCGTTAAATTTTCCGCTTGGCATTGTATTATATTATTTTTCAAAAAATTTATGTTGCAAAATTGCTACTGTCCTGTAATTCGTTTCACTATTACCATCATTGAACCCATCAAAACTACCACTTAATTCTAAACTGACAAAATTAAATATTGTACTTGTTAAATTAATTGTGTCTCTGCTTGGATTAACGATTGTTAAAACTGCGTTTAATATATCGTCCGCTTGTTTCCTGCCTCCATACGTTGGTATAACCTCTGTATTAACTTCTATATTTAACGTTGCAGTTCCTCCAAAATTGTCCTTTGTGTTTTGGTCTTCAGTCTGAACGTATGAACCTAAAATTATAAATGGTCTTGGTGAATTAATCGGTGCTTCCATGTCGTAAACTTTTACAACTTGTCCCGAACTTGTTATGGAATTTCCTATCGCTGTGACGTAAGCTTTCCGTAATTCATATCCTGCCCATTTCATAACTTCAAATCTTTAATTATCTTTTTTAAATCTGCTTTAAAAATTGGAACTTCGCTTGCCCAGCTTGGAATCAAAAAAGGTCTTGGTTTCATTCTACCTTTGCCGTTAACAAAGAAACTCATCGCCATTTTATCAAATCCTTCCGGAACTTTTACAAACTGCCCTGTTCCAAATTCTACATAAGGTGCATAATCTTCTGTCGCTGAAATTCTGCCTATCAATCCGTTTGTATCAATTTTTGCCTTAATGCTTTGTTTTAGTTTTCCTTTATCTACCGGAACGATTAAAACAGCTTTTAGTTGTATGTTTTGAGTAGCTTTCGCAACTGCAAACTTTGTTCTTGTGGTTACTTGAGCGTCAAGGTTTCTTAGTTTTGCCTTTAGTGCCTGCATCCCCTTCACTGTTATCTGTGCCATGTGCTAAACCTTGTTTTATCCAAATTAATGCTATTTCCTCATCCACTTCTTTTTCTTCTCCCTGACCCACAAGACCATATTTCAATGAATCAATATTTTTCAGTGCTGTTACTTTCATTTTGTTGCAATTCTAAGTTTTAAAATCTTATTTCTATTTTCAACGTTTTCAACGAATAATATTCTGTAATCCTTAAAATTGTATCTAACCAGCATAGTATCGTTAATCGTTACCTCGTTCCTAATCCAAACATCAAACACTTCTTGAAATATCTGTATTCCTTGACCATCAATCTTAGCCCTGCCATTAGGTACTATCTTAGCCAATATTTCAAAAGACAAAGTTTTTGTGCTGGTATAACCTCCGCCACCGTCTGCCGTTGGTGTTACAGTATAAAATCCGATTTGGTCTCTAAGGTCTCCAAAGTTTAAAACTACATCAGCCATGAACTTCTATATTTTAAAGCCGATTCTCTCCAATTGTTTGGGAGTAAATTGCTTGTCGTTAATGTTATGCCTGTTCTAAACTCGAAATCCTCTCCTACCTTCTTAATAACTATCATTTTAAGGTTATCAGTCAAACTTGTATAACCTGCTGTGTATGTCACTTTGATTGGGTCTTCTGATGTTAACTTAACCTTTGGATTATTTCCTCCGCCTACAGTAAAAGAAACCGATGCATTGTCCATATCAACGACTGTAATACTTCCTTGTAACGGTATAACTGGTAAGTTAAAATATTCATTTACGCTTTCAAATTGAGCCTCTACGCTCGTGGTTACTAATGCCTGTTTAATGTATAAACCAACTTCTTGCCTTCCTGATTCCAACAATATTGCTAACAGTGTATCATGAACCGAAGTACTTATGCCTAAGTAAGATTTAACCTCACTCAAAGTAATAAGTTCGTTGCCTGTTTCGGTTTGTGTACAACTATTTAATATTGTCCTTGTCATTTCGTTAGCTTTCTTTCTTTTGTGACTACTTTTTCTGCTTGGATAATATACCCCTCTTTAATTAAGTCATGTGCAGTGTAAGACTTAAAATTTACTTTGTCTCCTACCTTGTAACCGTTAAATTCTTTTTTTACTTCAAACATATTTTAAATTTTAAAAAAGGGAGGAAATTAATCCTCCCCTTGTGTTATGATCAAGCAGTTTCGAGTGCAGCTTTTGCGGTGCTAAATACACCTTTTACAATTACTGGCGTATCGTTTGCAGATACGAATTGTACCAATCTTTGCTCTACAAGAATAGTTTTCTTGTTTTGCGTAAAGTCGTTACCATCCATGCCTATCTGAATTGAAAGACCTTCTCTGAACAATACGTTTGCCACTGAAGTGTCACCTCCGATAAACTCTCCAGCAGTTACCGCTGTTGTTGCTATTACCCTCATGCCATAGATAACCATGTCACCAGCGAAATCTGTGTACTGCTTGTAAAGTGGCTCGTTTGAACTCGACTTCAAAGTTTTCATTTTCGCTATTGTGCTCGGGTGTACAAACACCGCTGTTGGAATACCGTTAGCAATCTCAACCTGCAAAGCCATTGCGTTTAATACGTCAAACTCGTTGGCATTATCAACCGCCAAAGCCAAAGCACCGGCACTGAAAGTAGTTGCATAAGTCTTCAAACCTTTCAAATTATCACCTGTACCATCGCCAGTCAATAGTTGGTTTTCAGTTACTACTGAAACTCTTTTTAACAAGTTGTTTTGAACGTATGAAGCCAACTGCCCAGCATCTGCCAACATCTCTGTTGTAACTTTACCGTAAACGGCAATCTTACCCACTGGCATTGTCTTCTCTTTGTAAAGAACAGATAATTGCGTTTTGGTATCTCCTTCACCGATAAAGATTGGATTACCTTGAGCATCTTCTTCTTCAACCCAAAGAGCGTGTTTTGCTGTTGTTGAACCCACCGAAACGTTCCCCAAATATCTTTCTTGTCTTTGTCTGATTACAGAAACAATACCTGTGTTTTGCGTAATCGTTTGGAAAGTAGAACCTGCTTCAATGGTGTTGTTAAGCCCCATTGTAACTGCAGCTTTCAAATACAAAGGCTCTGTTTGCTTGCCATCGGATTTAACGATTCTGTCTATTGATTCTCTTTGCTCTTCAATAGAGTTTAAAATTGCTTGCTTAATAGAAACAACCTCTTTTGTCTTGCTTTCGGCATTGTTCTTCAATTTCAATTCCAAAGCATCTACTTGTTTTGCAATGGCATCCTTAAAACTGTCAAATTCTGCCTTGTCAGCCGACTTCTCAATCTTTGCAGCCAATTCCACCGCTTCAGCTTCAATCTTTGCAGCCAATTCCACCGCTTTAGCTTCAATCTTTGCACTAGCATCGTTTGTGGCATCTCCTTTGGCTTTCTCTACCAAACCTTTTACCTTTTCAAGTAATTCTGTTTTTGCTGAATTTAATTCTTCGATCATTATAATTCTTTATTTAATTCTTTTAAAAATTTAACTATTGATTCATCTTTAGAAACCTCCGCTGTTTTAAGCGATTCAGGTGCTTTTACGGTCTGAGTGCTTTTAATTGCTTCAATTTCTTCAAGTATAAAATTCTTTGTGAACTCTAACTGTAACTCCAATAATGGAAACATCTCATCCGTAAACGTTCCCTTTTTTAATGCCTTAGTTAGCTTTTGCATTCTTTCAAATGCTGTAATAATGTTGTTGTCAAAATGGCTTTTGTACAAAGACTTCAACTCTACTGTTGGTGTTTCTGGATTTGCACCCCAAACCACTGTAGAACCTTCGTACAATTTAGCTTCTGTTATTGAAGTATATTCTGTGCCATCTCCGGACTTTTTGGTTTCCCATTTGTCCTTTGGTACTGAAAACATTACTGAATGCTGGGAAACTAAACCTGCTTGATATAATTTTAAAATATCATTGCCATGCGTTGTATCTACTATTTTAGAAGTCATTTTTAAGCCAAATGCATCTTCTTCAAACTCTGGCTTGGATAAAACAAATTCGGGCGAAGGTCTATGATTGCTTAAATGGAAAAGTTCATCTGTTCCGCTTTTGCCTCTGGCATTAATGGATCTGGTGTATGCTCCTTTCATTATCATATCACCATCCAAGTCTATATTACCAAACTTAGACACATAGGCTACTACTGTCCGCCCTGATAAATCAAGAATATCACCATTTATACCTTTACTTTTCATTTGTGCAAAAAAAAATATTTACACAAAAAACGACAAAAGGAATAGTTTAATTTGTGTAGCGATTCCTAAATTGCTATTTTTGTACTTTAAGTTTTCTTAAAAGTATGACCCAAGAAGAAAGAGAAGATAAAACTGTGACATCCCAGCAGGTTGCTGATTACTTCGATATTGCCATTAATACGGCAAAACGTTACTGTAAGAATGCAAGGTTGCACTATGGAAAGAACCCGAAAGAAATGGTAACTCTTGGGCAAGTGAAAAGAAGTAATAGGTTGGAAAAATAGTTTTAATTGTTAAGGTAAATTTAATAACTACTGACTTTGTCGGTAGTTTTTTTTTGTGCATAAAAAAACTCTTAATTTAAAATTATTTTTAACAGAAGTCCTTTGAGTAGATTTTTAAGGTAATTCAAAACACTTGGTCTTTCAGTTATTGCCTGTTCCTCTTCCGTTGGTGCTATTGGTATGTAATGAACGCTACACCTGCAATTGACATTATTAGAAGCCGATGCACCATGATTCGGATCACCCGGATATTCTAAATATTCACCACCAACTAAAAACAATTCGTTCTTGGGAATTTCAGGCTTACCCATCATTGCTCCATGTTCTGGTCTTTCCCTGCCATCAAGTCGTGGAATCCAAATTTTGTTCTGCTTAAAAGGGATTCCGTTTGATAATACTTTAGTGGACTTACTATTGGCGTGTGTGGTTTCTGTTCGTGCTATTCGTAACGCTCGCATCTTTGAAATACTACCTTCTGTAACTTTTTTGATGTTTCGGGCTATCTGGTCCTTGGTTAGGTTTAACGCCAAACCATCTTCAATCTCTTTTTTTATTAACGCCCGGGTGTAATCATTGATTTTTACAATGTTTGCACCCAGCCCCATTTTTTTAGCCTCCTCTGCTGTCTGTGCAATTATCTCTTCACTTCTGAAACCAATATTAATATCTTGGATTGCATCTTTGTTTAATTTGCCTCCAACTTGCCTAATCATTATCCTAAGATTAGAAACTAATAAGCTGGTCATTGCTTGTGAATAAAACTCTTCATAAGCCTTTGCAATTGGCTCTGTATCTAAAAGTACATTTAAAGAAAATAAGGTATCCATTACGCCCCTCTGTTCGTAATATGGCATTACTCTTTCGGCTGATTCTTTTAAAGCATTGTAAAAGATTCTATAACCTTTTTTTTCTACTTTAATAAGTTCCCTTTGAATTGCCTTTGATAATAATACTTTCTCCTGCTTGGTCATAGATTTAGATTAGAACCTTGTACCTGTGGCAAATCAAACATAATATCATCAAGAATCTTTTTGCTACCGGAAACTAAAATCTTGTCTGCATTTTCACCGGTGTAAGCATCGTATTTAATTACGTCTCTGATTTCATTAATAGTTACCGATTCTGTTTTCATCAACCTTTCAGCAACCTTAAACAATTCCTCGTACATCTCGGGAAACTCTGTATAGTCAAAATCAATGTAAAGGTCTTCGCCATAACTTGGACACAACCACGAATTTAATCCGTTCTTCAATGCTTCAAGTTCTGGTATTACGCCATCTGTTACGCTTGAAACTTTGCCCTGTTGCATTGTGTCGTAACTTGCCGATTCGTGGTCATTAAGCACCACCATTGAGTTTACATGAAACAAACTGCACCAAGCTTTATCATCAACGCTCTTTGATGCAAGTATATTTAAATCGATTGGACTTAAACCAAGGTCAAGTGAACCCAAAGGAATAGAATTTAACGCTATGCCTCCGTTTCCTGCTTCCTTAATAGTTTTCCTTAGCTTCTCGTTTGCGTTGCTCTCTTGGCTATCGCTGGGCATACTTATAGAACTAAGCTGGTCTGGTGTAAGATTTGGAAATACTATTTTCTTTGCACCCCTGTTCTGCATCGTTTCAGTTTCTGCGTCCAATGCATCCGAAGATTTTTGCAATAACTTTCGGGCTGACTTAAATATTGAAGTGCCATCAAACCCTCCAGCAACTGGTGAAAAGGTTTTAATTACACAAACTTCCTCCG